CGCCGGCCGGCTCGGCGCTCACGCTCAAGGGCGGCGCCACTTTCGGTCGCGACCTTGGCAACACCGGCGCTGGTGGTCACGCCATCGAAGTGATGACCCCGGAGGGCACCATGCGTGCCCTGCACTTGATGGCCGGTAGCGCAATGCGCACGGCTGGCGGCGCTGCTGGTACTGGCGCCCAAGCGCGCCGCGACGTGCGCGCTGAAGGGCAGTTAGGCGTGGCTGGAGCTGGGCTTGACCAGGCCCGGGCGCTGGCTGGCTTGGACCAAGCCCAAGTCAGAGGGCTTGAGACGCTGATTCCGCAGCAATACGCCCAGCAACAGACCCAAGGTCTGCGCGATCAGGCCAAAGCGCTGGAGGACAACAATGCGCTGCTGGCTAAGCGGGTTCAACTGGAAGCTCAGGGCATGCGGCCTGAGCTGCTTGATGCGCAGATGCGAATTGCCGAGATCGACCTGCAGCGCTCTGATCGACTGGTTCAGCTGAATGAAAACCTGCGCATCGCCAACGAGCAGCAGGATCCAACAGCGATTGCGGCCGTTCGATCCGAGATCGAGCTGACCAATATCGCCTACGAGCGCCAGATTGCGGCCATCAACGCACTGGCCCAAGCTCAGACCGCTCCCGGCGTCGCGCTCGCCAACTACATCGGCCAGCTCAAGCAACAGCTGGCTGAGCTGACCAATGTCGAGAAGACCCTCGTTCGGGTCGGCCAACTGGTAGAGACCGAGATCTCGAGCGCAATGGCGGGTGCAGTCGGTGCGGTCGTCACCGGCTCTGGATCGGTCAAGCAAGTGCTGAGTCAGATGTTCGCCAACATTGGCCAAGCGTTTGTGAAGATGGCGACCGACATTATCGCGAAGCAGCTGGTGATGATCACCATGCAGACGATCTTGAAGGCGCTGGGTGGGGCCATAGGTGGCGGTGGCAGCAGTGTGGTGCAAGGAGTCGACGTGCCGGTGGCGCAGATGCCAGCCGGAATGGCGTTCGCCAAGGGCGGCATCATGTCCTCCAGCGGCCCGGTGCCGCTCAAAAAGTACGCCCGCGGCGGCATCGCCAACTCACCGCAGATGGCAGTCTTTGGCGAAGGCAGCCAGCCCGAAGCTTATGTGCCCCTGCCCGATGGCCGCCGCATCCCAGTGGCTATGCAGGCGCCAGCCAATGGCGGCAGCCGCATGCGCGACATGATGGGCCGCTCACCGGCTCAGGCGCCGTCGCCGGTACTGAACATGAACTTCCAGACCACCAATATCGGCGGCGTTGAATACGTCAGCCGCGACCAGTTGGAGTCCGCCATGGCTGAGACCCGCCGCGCTGCATCCCGTGACGGCGCCAAGCGTGGCATGACCATGACCCTTGATAGGCTGCAACAGAGCCCATCCACTCGTACTCGTGTGGGGCTGCGCTGATGTCTGTACCTTTCCCACAGATCAAGCCAAGCGGCCGCAGCTTTAAGCTCGGCAGCTTTCCGGTGAAGGCGTACCGGGCACTGTCCGGCGCAACAGTCAAGCGTGCGTTCGGCAACCGCCCAACAGGCTTTCAGCTGAAGCTTGAGTACGACAACATCTCCGACGCCTCGACCGAGCTATTGCTGGCTCACTACAACAACACCAGTGGCGGTTTTACGCGCTTCACCCTGCCCGACACGTTATTTGCCGGCATGACCAGCACGATGCGCGGCTACATCCAGGCGCCGACCAGCATCAAGTGGGAGTATGCCGCGCCACCTGACGTGCAGTCGGTCTACGTTGGCCGCAGTCGGGTGTCGATCTCACTGGTCGGGGAGCTTAGCTACTGATGAGCGAACTGCGGATTTGCCAGTTCTTTCGTCTATTCACGCCTCAGTGGATTGACAGCTATGGCGTGATACGACTTGGCCAGACTTATCGATACCAGAACTATTTCATTGGTCAGAGCGCATCGTTCCTAAGCCAAAGCTATGCGTTTGCGCCATTTAGAGCCGAAGGTGCGCTTGCCACGTTGAATGGCGACAATCAGCAGCTTCAGGTACTGTTTCCGCATATCGATTTTGCGCTGGTGCTGGTTGAGGCCGGCAATGGCAACAGACTGAGCGAGCTCCAGCTCACGACCGCTTGGCTAAACGCAGCCGGCGCCATCACCAACAGCACCACCGATCACTACATCGGCATCGGTGCCACATTCAACGAGACCACGATCGAATTGCGCTTCCGCTCGGCAATCGACAGTGTCGGCTCCAACTTCCCTAGCCGTACCTTTACCCGCGAGCTGGTAGGGCCTCTGCCGCTCAATGCGGAGCTATTCCTGCGATGAACGACCTTGTGGGCCTGGCGTACAAATGGGGTCACCGGCCCGGTGATGGCAGCGGCTACACCGACTGCTTCCAGTTGGTCTGCGAGGTGCGCGACCGGCTCGGCCTGAGCGACTATCGCGAGCATTTCGCCTGGGTGTACGAGCGCTACAACGAGGAGACCTTCCCGCGCCGCATGCTGGCGCGCTGGCTGCTGCAGCATGGCCGCCGTCTGCAGGCGCCATGGCATGGCGCTGTGGCGCTTCTGCCTGCTGCTGCCGGTGGTGCGCTGGGAATCTGTGTCGAGAACCGAGCGATCTTCATCGGTCCGGGGCAGAATGTCATTCAAGCTTCATTGCCGCAGGGCGTAGGGCGTTTCTTCTGGATGGTTCGATGACGCGGAAGCTCCTCCCCTACGAACATGAGCTGATCCAAGCGCTCAAGATCTCCAAGGAGGAGTACCTCGACTTCCTGTCGGCGCAGCACGATTTCACGCGCTCGCCTGAGGAGAAGCTGCAGGAGTTGCGCGGCGAGCCGGTCAGCATCGTGCTGGCGGTGGTCGGCATCCTGTTTCAGGTCGCGAGCATTCTGCTGGCACCCAAGCCGGAGCTGCCGGAGCAGAAAAATGCTCGCCAGCGCCGCGATCAAGTCTTTGCGCCTCGGTTCGGCTTCAACTCACAGCAAGAGCTGGCCAGATACGGCGATCCAGTTAACCTCGTCTACTGCAATACCGTCGACAATCCGACCGGCGGCGTGCGTGTTGCCACCTCGCTGATCTGGTCCGCTGTTCACAGTGAAGGCTCGAGCCAGTTCATGCAGACGCTGGTGGCGATCGGCGCGTCTGAAATTGCTCGCATTGCAACGGAACGGATTGCGTTCGGCCAGACTCCCATCCGTCAGCTGGCAGCCGGCAAGACCTGGGCGTATCTGGGCGCCAACCGCAATCTGCGGTTCTCTGATTTGATCCGCGGCGATGAGAGCGATCCGACGCGCATCGGCGAGGCTGCTAGCAGCATCGCCTACCGGCCGACGCTGATCGGTGACCAGCACTCAGATGGCTTCAGTCAAGCTTTCTCGCCCAGCACCATGACCAAGTTCGGCGTCTACGCGCCGATCCCGATCAACGTGGATTACGTCGACCGCGATGAGGACGGCGAGGAGAAGGACGCACCACTTGGCATCGAGATTGAAGGGCTAGAAAACTACTGGCCTTTGAGCGTGCTGAACGATGCGCGGCCGGTGGTGCCGGTTGGCAAGAAGATGACCTTAATCTTCAAGCGCATTACCTCTACCAGCAACGACACTGCACGCGCAGCCAGGGAATTGCGCCGCACACTGTCCAGCTACATCGATGCAGCCAGCACCTATAAGCTCGGCAGCGCGAAGTTCCGCGTTGCGGCACCGATCAAGAACGTGGAGCTGGAAGACGGCTCAATGCGTGTTTCGATGGAGTGCATCGAAGCCGGGATCTGCCCGCGAGAGGACTACGGCACCACAGACTTCAAGAAGAACGGCCGCGAAGCACAGCGCGAGATCATCCAGCTGCAGCTTGAAGTCACGGCGCTGAACAACCAGCTGCTGCGCAACGAACCAATCCTCAAGGAAGGCATTGGCACGAAGGTCACAAACAAGCTAGCCGAGATTCGCCAGCTAAAAGACCTAATCAACGATTTTGAAGACAGGAAATGGACTTCGGCTGAGTTAGACGATATTGCCAACAATGCCGAATTATTTGATCCCGTTGTTGTTAATTACGCTAACCAAGTAGACGGGTTGCGCGAGCAAAGGAAAGCACTTGAAAGCCTGATCGAGGATGAGCTTGACAAGCCAAAAGCTGACCGACGCAAAAGCAAAATTGAAGAGTGGCGCAAACAAAAACAAGATGTCAACCAGAAGCTAAAACGTGCGCAGGCAAAGCTGGGTCAGGCCGTTCAGCAATATGGCCTCGCTGACAGGGCGATCCCCGGCCGCGGCAAAACCCTCAAGCAAGAGAAGAAGGCGCTCAACTCCCGAGAGGAGCAGCTCAACAAAGAAATCGCCGAGCTGACCGCTGACGCCAACAACCTCAACCTCACGGCGATGACCGAGCGCGACAACGGCCTGCGCAGTCAGATCACGACCAAGCAGCAGCGCATCGACACGCTGGAGCGCTACCTCGAGAACCCCAATAGCTGGAACGACCACTTCAACACCAAATGCCTGGTGAAGATGGAGGAGGCCGGCTACGAGACCATCACCGAGTGCCGCGTGGTGGACTTCGCGCTGAAGGCCAAGGTGTTCAAGCGCATCCAGGGTCGCGCACCGAAATACGGCGAAGAAAAGGTCAAGAAGTTCCGCGACAGCGACAACGGCACCAAGGTGCGTGCGGCTTTCTTTTGGCTGCAGTACCGCCGCACCGGGCAGGAATGGACCCGGCTGCCCTACATCTTCGGCGTTCGCCGTGGCGCCGACGTGGACAACTTCATGTCGCTGAAATTCATCGCGGGCGACAACATCGGCAAATGGCAGTTTCGCTTCGATCCGATTGCCGAGCCGGCTGCCGAGATGGAGTTCCACGGCTTCGCCAAATTCGCCTATATCGAGAACAGCGGCGACGTACAGAAAATTTCCGGATCAGCCGGCGGCCAGTTCACTTTCCTTGGCAGCATCCGTGATCGGCAGGGCCTCAAGCCGCCGATCAACGTCAACCCCTATGAAGTGGACGAGTGGGGGCTATTCTCCATGCGCTCCGACACGCAGACCAGTTTCAGCTTTGAAGGTGGTCCCGAGTTCTCGATCAGCGCTGTCACGGAGCAGCGCATCGAGTCGTTCAGCACCTACCCCAACCTCTACCGCGGACTGACCCTGCTCGGCTTCAACGCCTACAGCGGCCAAGGCATCCAGGATCTGCGCTCGCTGTCGGTGTTCGCGCTGGAGGGCAAAAAGCTGCGCCGCCTGCGTGATGACGGCACCTACCCCGCAGAGCCGGACGGCTCCAGCAGCTACGCGCCCGACATCTTCCTCGACACCATCCTTGACAGCGAGAACGGCATTGGACGTTTTGCCAAGATCGCCGGCGTCGACCTGCAGGCATTAGCACTGGCGAAGCGCTTCTGCCGTGAAAATCAGCTCTTCATGGATTGCGTGATCGCCGAGCAGGTGCCGTGGCGGCAGTTCTGGGCAGAGGTTGCGCCGTTCTCGCTGCTTGAGCTTGGCCGAGTCGGTGGTCGCGAAACACTCGTGCCGGCCGTTCCCTGCGACGAAGCGGGCGTCATCACTCGTTCAGTCCCCATCACTGCACTTTTTAACCAAGGCAATATCTTGGAGGACAGCTACCGCGAGGAGTTTCTTGACTTCGGCAGCAGTGTGCAGGACCTGATCGCCTCAGTGGTTTACCGCGAAACCGAGGTCGACGGCGTCTTTCCCCGCAACCGCAGTGTTGAGGTAAGCAGGTCGGATGTAACGGAATCCAATGCGGTCCGGCAAACCTTCGATCTCTCGCAGTACGTCACCAACCGCAGCCAGGCGATCCTCTTCGGCAAGCTGCTGTGCAACCAGCGGCGCCATGTTCGTCGCGCCATCGAGTTTTCAACCTTCCCGACGGACAGTGTGCTTGAGCCGGGCAGCTACATCTACGTCGCCATTGGCCGCAATCAGTGGAACAACGTCACCACCGGCGTCGTCGAAAGCAATGGGGTGCTGAACACCCCGATTGGACAGGCTCCCAATGGCAACGGCTTGAAGGCGCTGGTTTACCGACCCGGGGCGCCTGTGGTCACGGTCGACAACGTAGCGGTCAGTAACGGCACTGCTTCGGCCTTGGCGCCGTACGCCGGTTACCTTTTCGTGCTTGGCACTGCCGTCACCAGCAAGCGGGTATTCCGGGTGACTGAAGTGCAAATGGATGAGGAAGGCGAGGTCACGGTGAAAGCTGTAGAGCACCCGTGTATCGAGTCAGGTTCTGAGACCTTGAGCCTGATTGCTCACTTCAGCGATAGTCTGTTCACGGTTCGCTAACCTGAACTCATCTAGGACCACCGCACATGGGCTTCTACACCGGACGAAGTGGGTCACTGGTCTTCAGCGGCAAGCCCGTGGCCAAGATCCGCGACTGGTCACTGGAGACCAGTGTCGAGCTCCTATCCACCAATACCATCGACAGCGCCGTCAATACCTTCACGCCCGGCGTGAAGTCCGCCACTGGCAGCGCAACGCTGATGTACTACCGGCTTGAGGCAGGCGAGTCTGAAACCAAAACGCAGTTCACTGCGCTGCTTAGCAAGATCATGAAAACCGGAACGGTGACCGAAAGCGACCGGGTCTTGCTTGAGCTCAATGTCGGCGGCGACAGCGCTGATGACATCAGGCTAAACGCCTACATCACCTCGGCGCAGATCTCCACCAGCACCGGCGAGCTCAGCGTAGTGCCGATCCAGTTCACCATGGATGGGGACTTCACCGAGGTTGTGACCTGATGACGTTTTTCCTTGGCACAAAGGGGAATGTCAGGCTGCGTCGAGGCACCAAGCTACAGCTCGGTTCGCTGGAAGACCGAATCATCCCGGATGATGTAAACACACTGCTCAACCGTCTCAGTTTCGACGGCGCACTCGACAACATCCTCACTGGTGATCGTGTCGACATCAGCACAACCGACGCTCGTGGCCTAGCGTGCTTCCCCGCCAGCACATGGAGCGACGCGACGGTCAACAGCGCAATCAGCGCGTACGTCAACGTCAACGCGATGGGCGGGTTGCGATTCTTCCGCAACTTCCAAGACGCGGTCAACAACACCCGTGCCAACGAGATTCCGTTAGCGGCATTTGCTGGCGATCCACTGCAGATCACGGTTGGCGTGCGCGACGTGAACTTCAACCTGCTGGGCAATGTGGTCGGATATGAGTTCAACACAGATCGCGCAACGATTGATACCACGGCGCTAGACGACCGCTTCAAGCAGCAAATCTCAGCAGGGCTGATCAGTGGTGCCGGACGCATTGAATGCGCTTTTGATTACGCCACAACCGGAGCGACCGAATCGCCGCTGCTGATGCTGCAGCTGATTCAGCGGGTAGAAATCGGCAGCGAGTTTGATCTGGCGCTGTACCTGACTGACAAAAGCGTTGACGAAACCGTCGACACGATTTTCTACGACCTCACCGCCGTCGTCAGCCGAGCAGGCGTCACGGTACGGGCCGGCGACATCATCGATTGCTCAATCGACTTCGTGACCACTGGAGAAGTTCGATTGGTCTACGGCAAGCCGTCTGACTACATCCTGAAAGAAGACGAAGACCGGATCACTCTTGATCAGTCACTCGACTTCCTGCTGCAGGAGGTCGAGGATTAGCATGTCACCAGCACTGGCGTGACGGAGCTGAGCATTGGCTGACCAACGCATTACACAGCTGACAGCCCTGTCTAAGGCTGGCGTCGCGGCAAACGACGTCCTGCCGATTTCGGACATCTCGGCCAGCGAGACCAAAAAGGTCACTGCCAAGGATCTGATCGCCGCCGGCATCGACCTTGTCGACAACGGCGAGATCGACCTTGCCAAGCTCGATCAAGCAAGCGCCACCAAGCTGGGAGCCACGGCGCTGGCGACCGGCGCAATCACTGCAGCGAAGCTGGCCGCCGACAGCTCGATTGCGGTTCAGACCACCTCGCCGACAACTGACAACTTTGAAGGCCGCGGCTATTTCAACAGCAGCACCGGCAATCTCCAGGTCTTCAACGGCAGCGCCTACCAGCAGCTGGTAGTGCCGACTGCCGGCATCGGCGATCTGCAAGTCACCACCGGCAAGCTGGCTGATGGTGCAGTCACGACGGCCAAGGTAACCGCGCTGGGCACTGCGGCTTATGCCGACAGCTCTGTCACGACGGCGAAGATTGCCGATAGCGCAATCACTGCCGCCAAGATCGCAGCGGACAGCATCACCGCTGCGCAGTTGGCGCCGAGCGCGATCGGCGCATCGGAGCTGGCCGATAACGCCGTTGACACCGCAGCCATTGTCAACCTCGCTGTCACCGGAGCCAAGCTGGCTGATGGTGCTGTCACCACGGCGAAACTGGGCGACCTTGCGGTCACTGATGGCAAGATCGCAAGCGGCACCATCAGCTACGGCAAGCTGAACCTCGCCGATGGTTCGGTGCCCGGCGCCAAGCTCGCAGCAGATTCGGTAACAAGCGCGCAAATTGCCGCCGCAGCCGTCACCACAAGCGAGCTGGCAGACGGAAGCGTCACCACCGCAAAGATTGCCGCCGGTGCCGTAACCGCCGCCAAGATCGCGGCCGATGCAATCACTTCTGCGCAGATCGCCCCTGATGCCGTTGGTGCATCTGAGCTGGCTAATGACGCGGTCGACACGGCTGCAATCGTCAATTCTGCGGTCACCTCGGCAAAGATCGGCGACGGCGCTGTTGCCACAGCCAAGCTGGCTGACCTTGCTGTAACCGACGCAAAGATCGCCGCCGCCACCATCAGCTACAGCAAGCTGAATTTGGCGGACGGATCCGTCCCTGGCGCAAAGATCGCCGCAGATTCAATCACCACGACGCAGATCGGCGCTGCGGCAGTAGGCACCAGCGAGCTGGTCGACGGCTCTGTCACCACCGCCAAGCTGGCTGCTGGCGCGGTCACTGCTGGCAAGATCGCCGCAGACACGATCACGGCCGCCGAAATCGCTGCCGGCGCAATCGGCACCAGCGAATTGGCTGGCGCGGCGGTCACTTACGACAAGATCCAGAACACCTCCACCAACGACGTGCTGCTTGGTCGCAGCTCTGCCGGTGGCGGTGTCATTCAGGAAATACCAGCCACCTCTGCTGGTCGCGGCATGCTGGCAGCTGCCAGTGCTTCAGCTCAGCGAAGCCTGCTCGGCTTGGGTGACCTGGCAACAGTCACTGGCACCTGGGTCAATGGATCCAGCTTCAGCGGCACCAGCTCAGGCACCAACACCGGCGACCAGACGATCACCCTGACCGGTGATGTAACGGGCTCCGGCACCGGTTCCTTCGCGGCGACGATCGCCAACAGCGCGATCACAGAAGCGAAAATCGCGACCAATGCCGTCACCACCGGCAAGATCTTTGAGGGCAGCGTCACCGGCATCAAGCTGGCCAACAACTCCGCCGCAGTGGTGGCCGCCACAGTCCCGGCTGGTAATGGTGCGTTCATCGGTCAGCAGTGGATCAACACCAACACCGCGATCGAATACACCTGGGACGGCAGCACTTGGGTGCGGCAGGCCAGTCTTGGTGCGCTGCTCACTTTTGCCGAGACCACCCCACTCAATTTCGCAGTTGCCTACCCCGACCCCTACACCGCCACCATCACGGTGGGGCTCGACACGCAGGCGGCCAACCGCGCATGGATGGGACCAACCACCGGCGTGGATGCAACGCCAACGTTTCGTGCGCTGGTGCCCGCTGACCTGCCGGATGCCACCGCGAGCACGAAGGGCATCGTCCAACCCGGCAGCGGCCTGTCCGTCACCAGCGGCACGCTGAATCACAGCAACAGCACCACCGCCGGCACCTACACCAAGCTGACGGTGGACGCGCAAGGGCACGTCACCGCTGGCGCGCTGCTCAGCGCCAGTGATGTGCCGTCGCTGGATGCCAGCAAGATCACCAGCGGCACCTTCGGCACGGCCTTCCTTGCAGATGACGCCGTTACCGGCCTGAAGCTCGCCAACTACTCCACCGCCAAGGTGGGCGAGGTGCTGCCGACTGCGGACTACATCGGGCAGATCTTCCTGAATCCGCTCGATAAAGCCTTCTTCATGTGGGACGGCAACGTCTGGCAGCCGATCGGTATCTCGGCCGGTTCGGTGATCTTCGCCGGTACGTACAACGCCAGCACCAACCAGGTCGCCACCGTCACCACGGAAGGCACCGCGATCGGCCTCAGTGTTGGCAACCCGCTGCCGGCCGCATCGAACGTCAACGAGAGCTACTACGTTGTTGTCTCAACCGGTGGCACCGGCAGCAGCCCGGCGCCTGCTGTTGCACTGGCACCGCCTGACCTGATCCTGTCCAACGGCAGCGCATGGGTCGAGATCGACGTAAGCTCCACCTACGTGGCGCAGACCGCTGCCAACGTTGGGTTCACGCCTGCCGCCAACCTCGGCAGCACCAACGTGCAGGCTGCGCTCGAGGAGGTGTCCAATGAGTGCCGCAACGCCGACAACATCACCAGCGGCACGCTGCTGGCTACACGGGGCGGCACAGGCACCGGCAGCTACACCAAGGGTGACCTGCTGGCGGCCTCGAGCGGCACAGCGCTGAGCAAGCTCGGCGTGGGCAGCAACGGTCAGGTGCTGCGCGCCAACAGCGCAACAGCTACCGGCTTGGAGTGGGGCAACGACTTCGTGGGCACCGTCACCACGGTGAGCAGCTCCACCGCGGCGCTGACCGTTGCGACAGCCACCACCACGCCGGCGCTGACGATCCGATCGGCCACCACATCAGTGGATGGCATCGTGCAGCTGAGTGACAGCACCAGCACCAGCAGCTCAGCACTGGCCGCCACCTCCACCGCGGTGAAGTCGGCTTACGATCTTGCGGCTGCAGCGCTGCCTAAGGCCGGCGGCACGATGACCGGCACGCTCGAGCTGGGCGCTGGCGTGAACATCGTGTTCGAGGGCGCCACCGGCGACACATTCGAGACCACGCTTACCTGCGCTGATCCGACTGCTGACCGCACGATCACGCTGCCCAACCGTGATGGCACGGTGGCGGTGACTGCTGATCTGGATGATGGGACGTTCTGAGTAGCCTGAACAGGTAACTTCCGGCCTTCAAGGAGGCGTTAAGGAATGGCACTGCAACACCTGCGTTCAAGCACCGCAAATAAGCGGCCGGTGCCCGGCAACATGTCGGAAGGGCAGCTGGCGATGAACACCGCCAGCGGCAGCCCTGGCCTGTTCTTTAAGGACAGCAACGCCAACTTGGTGAAGGTCGGACCGGTGCATGTTGGCACGACAGCGCCGAACGCCAGCCCGGCCAGCGGCGGCACAGCCGGCAACAGCGTGGGTGAGCAGTGGCTAGACACGAGCAGCAGCCGCTACGTCTTCAAGATCTGGGACGGCTCAGCGTGGCGCAGCGAGGACGGCGAGTTCGTGAACGCCAGCGGCGACGTGATGACCGGCGCGCTTGGCGTCATCGCGGGCACAGCTGGATCGCCGGGGCTGTATTTCTCTGGCGACACGAATACTGGCGTCTACTCCCCCGGCGCAGATCAAGTAGCCATCTCGACTAATGGCACTGGGCGGTTGTTTGTTGATGCGGATGGGAATGTCATCCTTGGAGCATCGTCACTCCTTAGCGGAGCCTCTGGCCGCGTTTTGCAAATCGGTAATACTTCCGATGCTGCATCAACGCTTCAGTTTGCCGCGACGACAACCGGATACTCATACATTCAATTTGGAGACAGCGGCAGTCCAGGAAGTTATGCCGGTTATTTGCAATATGGACACACTGATAATTTTTTGGCAATCGGCACAAATAGCACCGAAAAACTTCGCATCGACTCCAGTGGCCGCTTAGGTCTGGGGACTTCTAGTGCTGCGGATGGGTGCCTTCTAACTCTTCAAGAGTCAGCCTCCTTGGGTGCTGCCTTGGCGCTTAGAAATAGAAACAGCACACAGACCTGGAGAATCGCTGTAGATGCCACTGCCGTTGACGACAAAAAACTAGCTTTTATCGACGGCACTTCATCAACGGTCAGAATGACCGTAACCGACGCAGGAGCGGTAGGGATTGGCACCACTGAGCCTAGCAATAGCCTTGAAGTAGCCTTTTCGGCTGCAAATTCAATCAGTGGTATCACGATCACCAATGGCCAATGGTTTGGCTACGGCGCCAGGTTGCAGTTCAGAAATCTTCTAACTAGCGCAGGTACAGTTGGAGAAACTGCTTCAATCTATGGAGAGGGGGATGGATCTAACGCTGGACGTCTTGTTTTTCATACAACGGCAGGGGGCACAGCATCGGAACGCGCCCGCATCGACAGCTCCGGCAGGTTGCTAGTTGGTACGTCTTCCACGTCTAGCAATACAACACTCCTTCTCCAAGGATACAGCGGTACCACTGGTCCTGGTGTGTTGCGTTGCTGCACAACTACAAATGGACCAACTTCAACAGAAGACCTCGGCTATATCATGTTTGGCGATGCCACGCATGTAAATGCTGCGTGGATACAGGCACAAAGGGATGGAGGGACTTGGACTGCTGGATCTAGCTACCCAGGCCGCCTAGTGTTCTCCGTTACTGCTGATGGGGCGTCATCACCTACCGAAGCGATGCGGATCAAGAACTCCCGCATCCTTAATTTTGCCAACACGCCCACTTATGCTGACAACACAGCAGCCAAAGCCGGTGG